GGGATGGAAGGTTTAATACGCTTACAAGATATATTTTACAAACTAGAAAAAGCAGTGATGGACACTGGTGAATCTACAGACGAAGCAAAAGAATTTGCACATACATTGCATGATGAAATAATGTCTCAAGCTAGAGAGATTGGCATTGAAGAAGAAGTTGCTGACTATCAGCAAAGTCATTTAAACAGTGTTGTAAAAGGTGATCCCGAGCCTGGGTTTGGACGTGTAGATTTAAACGAAAACCTACGTGATTGGTTTGGTAAAGGTAAAGAAGGCGGTGCAGGTGGCGGTGGCTGGGATGCTTATGATAGTTCAGGTAATCGCATAGGCAAGTGCGGTGATACCAAAGGAAAGTCAAAGCCCAAGTGTTTGAGTAAGAGTGCAGCAGCAAAATTGCGCAACGCAGACAAAGATGGCGATGGTAAAAAAGATGGCAAGGCGGGTATAGCCCGTGCAGTAAAACGCAAGCGTAGAAAAGATCCAAATAGAAATCGCCGCGGTAAAGCAAAGAATGTAAAGAACTAAAATGTATTTGAGAGAAGTTTTTGATAAAAAGTACGGGCATGATACTAACAGTCACGTTGTAAAACACAAAGATGACAACGGAAAAGACTTCTGGGCTGTATACAATAACAAAGGTGACATTGTAAAATTATTTTATTCTGCAAAGAAAGCAAAAATCTACGCAGAAAAAAATCATGATGATCTAATGCAAGACAAAATTGTTGCTGAGAAATGGTCTCAAAAATACAAAGACAGTATTAACTGTTCTAACCCAAAAGGCTTTTCTCAAAAAGCCCATTGTGCAGGAAAGAAGAAAAGAATGAACGAAAAAGAATACAAAACAAGAGATTATGTTTCTGCTCTTAGACAAACAAAAACATTAAAGAAAGAACAACCAAATCATGTTCAAGCTGCACAAGCACTTGCACTTGCTTCAGCTGGTGAAGAATTAAGTGATGAACAACAAAAAGCTTTAGGCCCTTATGTTACAATTTTTAGCACACTATTAATTGAGCCACGATACCGTGAGCGTTTACACAGTATGATTAAGATGCTTAAACAAAGCAAATGACAAATCCGTTAGTTGACGATACAGAAGAAGATTTTGTATGGCAACGAACTAATCCAGATAAGCTTTGGGTATTTGATAAGCTTATACTTTCAAGAAAACTAGGTTACACATGCGGACCGACCGGTATAGATGTGCCTAAGCCAGCACATTATATTGTACGCCCTTGTGTAAATGCTTTAGGATTAGGTCTAGGAGCAGAAAAAAGATGGATAGAAAAACTAACAACAGATTTACCAATAGGTTTTTTTTGGTGTGAATGGTTTGAAGGTAAACACATAAGCGTAGACTACAATTATGGTAGACAAGTGTTAGCTGTAGAAGGTTTCAAAGATTCAAACACTTTTACAAAATGGAAAGTATGGCGTAAGGTAAAAGATCAAATTAGTCTTCCAAGTGTGTTAGAAGAATATAAAGATGAAGAATATTTAAACTGTGAATTTATAGGTAATAAACTTATAGAAGTACACCTACGTAAAAATGAAGACTTTAACTATGCGCAAGAAGAATTTATCCCTGTTTGGGAAGGTGAAAATACTGTTGCTCCAAAGGGATATACATATATAGATTACCCCGATATACACGGAAGAATTGGAGCATTTGTCAAATAATAGTTGACTTTTCTGTATTTTTATATTATATTTAATTATTATTAGGAGTTATTTAATGAGTGATAGAGTCTATGGTCCTGACGAAAAAGGCAAACTTGAACGTATTGTAGCTGAAGGTGTATCTGTACTGCAAGAAGTTGACGATTTACAAGCAGGACTAAAAGATACAGTAAAAGCAATTGCTGAAGAATTAGATGTAAAACCTGCACTAATCAATAAAGCGATTCGTGTTGCATATAAGCGTGACTGGGATAAGCATGTAGATGATTTCCAAGATCTTGAAACTATAGTTGCAACAGTAGGAGTTGATAAGTAGAGTATGCCATACGTTGACGCTTTTTTTGACAGAGATGCAGACATTATTAGAATTGTAGAACGTATTGAAGGCAAGCGTGTTTTCAAAGACATTCAAGCAAAATATACTTTCTATTACGCAGATGCTGCCGGCAAATATAAAAGCACACACGGCGAGCCTCTTAAACGTATTGTGTGTAAGAACACAAAAGAGTTCAAAAAAGAACTTGCAATAAACAAACACTTAAAGCTTTTTGAAAGTGATACTAATCCTATCTTTCAATGTTTAAGTGAAAACTATTTGAATCAAGATTCACCAAAACTAAATGTTGCGTTTTGGGATATTGAGACAGATTTTGATCCTGATAAAGGCTTTGCTCCGCCTGAAGACCCATTTATGCCAATTACTGCTATTACAGTATATTTGCAATGGTTGGAAGTTCTAGTTACAGTTGCTATGCCGCCGAAGGGCTTGCCATACGACGAAGCAGCAGCGATGTGTAAAGAGCGCTGGGGTGAAGAATGTATCTTGTTTCCTAACAGTAAACAAGGCGAGAGCGATATGCTTGAAGCATTCCTCGACTTGATTGAAGATGCTGATATCCACAGCGGTTGGAACTCAGAAGGTTATGATGTACCATATACAATTAACAGAATTGCCCGTGTTTTAAGTAAAGACGATACACGCAGATTCTGTCTATGGCAACAATTGCCAAAGCGTCGTGAGTTTGAAAAATTTGGCAAAACGAGCGAAACGTATGACACTATTGGTCGTGTACACATGGATTATCTTAATCTATATAGAAAGTATACATACGAAGAACGTCACTCTTACAAACTAGATGCCATTGGCGAATATGAAGTAGGAGAAAACAAAACTGCATATGAAGGTACACTTGATCAGCTTTACAACAATGACTTTGAAAAGTTTATTGAATATAACAGGCAGGACGTTGCACTACTCGATAAACTAGATAAGAAACTGCGGTTTATTGATCTTGCAAATGAACTTGCACATGCAAATACTGTGCTACTGCAAACTACTATGGGAGCAGTAGCAGTGACGGAACAAGCAATTGTTAACGAAGCACATCGTAGAGGCATGCAAGTACCCAATCGTCGCGAGCATGAAACAACAGGTGCTGCTGGTGCTTATGTAGCCTATCCGAAAAAAGGACTACACAAGTGGATCGGCTCTATGGACTTGAACTCACTGTATCCTAGTGTAATTCGTGCACTAAACATGGCTCCTGAAAGCATTGTAGGACAACTTCGTCCCGATGCTACCGATGCAATGATTCACGAAGCTACTACCCTTAAGAAAAAATCATTTGCAGCAGCATGGGAAGGACATTTTGGTTCGTTAGAGTACGAAGCTGTTATGGAACAGCGTAAAGACTTTATGATCACAATAGATTGGGAAGAAGGCGGCAGCAATGTATTAAGTGCAGCCGAAGTTCATAAACTAATTTTTGACAGTAACATGCCTTGGATGCTTAGTGCAAATGGTACTATTTTTACACATGAATTCGAAGCTGTTATTCCGGGTATTTTGAAACGCTGGTATGCTGAAAGAAAAGAACTTCAAGGTAAACTTAAGAAAGCAATTGCTGCTGGCAATAAAGCTGAAATTGAATACTGGGATAAGCGACAACTAGTTAAAAAGATTAATCTTAACTCGTTGTATGGTGCAATTCTAAATCCTGGCTGTAGATTCTTCGATAAGCGTATTGGTCAAAGTACAACACTCACAGGTCGACAAATTGTAAAACATATGAGTGCCGAAGTTAACAAAGTTGCTACTGGTGAATATGATCATGTAGGTGAAACTGTAATTTACGGCGATACAGACTCAGTTTACTTTTCAGCTTATCCTGTATTGAAAAAAGATATCGACGCTGGTAATATACCGTGGAGTAAAGAAAACGTAATTACTCTATACAATCAAATAGCAGAACAAGCTAACTCAACTTTTCCAGACTTTATGCAAAAGGCGTTTCATTGCCCAAACAGTAGAAGTGACGTAATTGCAGCTGGTAGAGAAATTGTTGCAGAATCAGGTTTATATATTACAAAGAAACGATATGCTGCACTTGTAATCGACGACGAAGGCAATAGAAAAGACATAGATGGCAAAAGCGGAAAAGTAAAAGCAATGGGCTTAGACTTGCGTCGTGCAGACACGCCGCCGTATATGCAAGAATTTTTAATGAGAATTTTAACAAGAGTACTCGAAAGTGCTCCGCAACAAGAAATTCTTGATATGATTATACAATTTAGAAAAGACTTTGAGTCACGTCCTGCATGGGAAAAAGGTACACCCAAACGTGTAAATAACCTAAATAAGTTTAGAACACTTGAAGAAAAGCAGGGCAAAGCCAACATGCCAGGGCACGTAAGAGCAGCATTAAACTGGAATACACTAAAAAGAGTACACGGTGACAAATACTCTCAAGATATTGTAGATGGTATGAAAACTATTGTGTGTAAGCTTAAACCAAATCCACTAGGTTATACAAGTATCGGATACCCAACTGATGAACTTAGACTGCCGCAATGGTTTACAGAATTACCATTTGACGATGCTGCGATGGCTGAAACTATAATTGATAATAAATTAGATAATTTAATCGGTGTGCTAAACTATCCGTTGGAAGACACAAAACAAAATACAACATTTGCAAGTTTATTTGAGTTCGAATAATGAAATTTTTTGTTACAGGTTCACGCAGAGGCTTAGGAAAAGCATTAGCGGAAAAATATGGTAATTGCGCAAGCCTAGAAGAATGCGATATTTTTATTAATTGTAAACATGATTGTTTTTCACAAGTTGAACTATTGTATGATGCTGCTGCACTAGGTAAAAGAATTATTAATATTAGTAGTAATAGCGGTGACGGAAATAAACCAAAACCGCATATCTATGCAGTAGAAAAAGCTGCGCTCGACAAAGCAAACGAACAACTTTACTATCAAGGAGTGAATACAACTAGCGTAAGATTTGGATGGTTTGATAGTCCAAGAGTTGCACACGTAGATGCTTATAAGATGAGCTTAGATTATTGTGTAAATGTAATCGATTGGATATTACAACAACCACACAGAGTAAAAGATATAACTATTACACCCGACCAAGGAGACAAAAAATGAAAATGGGTTTCACTGCAAGCACATTTGATTTGCTGCATGCTGGTCATGTGCAAATGCTTGCAGACGCAAAAGATCAGTGTAATTACCTAGTTGTAGGTTTACAAGTTGATCCATCTGTTGATAGGCCAGAAAAAAACAAACCAGTACAAACATTAGTAGAAAGATTTATACAACTAAAAGGTGTAAAGTACGTTGATGAAATAATTTGTTATCAAACAGAAGAAGATTTGTTAGACATTTTGAAAATTTATCCTATAAATGTTAGAATTTTAGGAGAAGAATATAAAGAAAAAGAATTCACTGGTAGAGATCTGTGCAAACGTAAAAATATAGAATTGTATTTTAATAAACGTGATCATAGATTTAGCTCTAGTGATATAAGACAAAGAGTTTGTGATGCGTTGAAAGAACCAGCTGCAACATCTCCGTGGTATAAAAATATTATTCCACCACGTAAATAACCTAAATATTTATTGACACTAGACACAAAATACATTACAATACTTAATATTGGAGAATCATAATGAAAGATATTTTACAAGACATTGTTGCACATACACATACTTTAGGTCTTCCTATGGTAAAAGTAAGTGTAAGCGATGCAAATGACACTGTTATTGAATCAATGGCCGAAGATCGCAGTGTAATTGTTACAGCTAAAACGCATACACCTGTTGCAGAGTTTAATGATACATTTGGTATGCCAAACTTAGATAAACTTTCTTTGCATCTTAAGAATCCTGAGTATCGTGAAAACGAGAAGATTGAAGTTATTACAGATGTGCGCAACGGCGATACTATTCCTACACACATTCATTTTGAAAATTCTAGTGGCGACTTTCATAACGACTATCGCTTTATGAGTAAAGCTATTATCGAAGAAAAGCTCAAAGCAGTAAAGTTCAAAGGTGCTACGTGGGTAATCGTGTTCGAGCCAACACTTGCTAGTATTAGCAGACTTAAACTTATGAGTGCCGCACATTCAGAAGAGCCACTATTCCGAGTATCTACAAGTAACAATAATTTAGTATTCTCGTTTGGCGATGCAAACACACACGCTGGTGAATTTATTTTTGAAGCAAATGTAAGCGGACAGTTACAGCATACTTGGTCTTATCCTGTAGCACAAGTACAAAGCATTCTCAACTTAGATGGCGATGTTACAATGAGTATTTCTGATCAAGGTGCTATGAAAATTACTGTAGACAGCGGCATGACTACATACGACTATATTATTCCTGCACAAAGTAAGTAATGAACACAAACTTAACTGAAACACAAAATGATTATGCTATATTTCTTCCTGCACTAAGTGGTTTTTATGCCACTTATGTAGGTAAGCAGCGCTTTGACGAATATGTTTCTGCAGATCGAATTCCCAGTAATCTACCTAATGGCATTGAAAGTTTAAACTACCTAAACAAAGATGAAGGTAAATTCCAATACAAGTGGACACTGTACTCTGCTGGACATGCTGACCTAGATACCACTAAAGAAGCACCAAAAGAAGATATGGTGCGTAATAGAGATAGAGATAATACTTGGGTACTAGGCGACTCAGGTGGTTTCCAAATTGGTAAGGGTGTATGGGAAGGTGATTGGAAAGATCCTAACTGTCCTAAAGCACACAAAAAACGTGACGGTGTGCTCAAGTGGATGGATGCATACATGGACTACGGTATGATTCTTGATATTCCAGCATGGGTATCTAGATCAGAAGCAGGACAACGTGCAACAGGTATTAGCACATACCAAGAAGCTGTAAATGCTACACGGATTAATAATGATTACTGGCAAAAGAATCGTACAGGTGCTTGTAAGTTTTTGAATGTCCTACAAGGTGAAAACTTTGATCAAGCTGACGACTGGTACGAGCAAATGAAAGACTTCTGCGACCCAAAGCTGTATCCAGATACACATTTTAACGGCTGGGCAATGGGTGGTCAAAACATGTGTGATATCGAACTTGCTATCAAGCGTCTTGTTACGCTACGGTTCGACGGGTTATTAGAAAAAGGCATACACGATGTTATGCACTTCTTAGGTACTAGTAAGCTAGAATGGGCTGTACTGCTTACTGACGTTCAACGAGCTATTCGAAAGTATCATAACGAAAACTTTACAATTACGTTCGACTGCGCTTCTCCGTTCCTTGCTACTGCAAATGGACAAATTTATATACAAACCGAAACTGAAGATAGATCAAAGTGGGTATATCGCATGGTGCCTAGTGTAGACGATAAAAAATACGCCACTGATGCTAGAGGCTTTCGAGATGCTACACTAGCCGACGGTATTTTTGAAAACTTCACAGATTCTCCAATTAGTGACGGTCTTAAAGTAAGTGACATTTGTACATATGCCCCTGGCGACTTAAATAAAATAGGTAAAGAAGGAAAAACTAGTTGGGATTCTTTTAGTTATGCATTACAAATGGGACATAATGTATGGAGTCATTTGAATGCTGTGCAAGAAGCAAACAGACAGTATGATGCAGGTGTTATTCCTAAAATGTTAGTAGACGAAACATTTGATAGAATATATTTTAGAGATGTTGTAGAACGTATTTTTAGTATAGACAACCGTGATCGTGCATTAGCAGAAGTTGAAAAACACAGAAACTTCTTTTTAACTGTGATTGGTACACGAGGTGCTGTTGGAAAGAAAACAATAAATGCTAGTGCAAACTTTAATAAGTTTTTTGAGTAAGGAAATTAAATGACAATATTTGTAAAAGAAGACTTTGTATCACATGCAGGCCTTGATCTTAAATGGAAAATTGAATGTGACGGACTTACTGAAGACGACTGGGAATGCCTAGGACTTATGATCTCGGAAATTGAAAATCGTCCTTTTTCAAAAGTAGTTGGTATTCCACGTGGCGGGTTGCCATTGCAGTACGCAATGGAGAAATATGCCACAGGAGACGAAAAACACCCTATACTAATTGTAGATGATGTTTACACTACTGGTACAAGTTTTAAAGATTTTGTTGAAGAAAATTATGCAGATCAAGATGTAATTTGTTGGGTTGCATTTGCTAGAAATCCTGCAAACCAACAAGTTAATGCGCTGTTTCAAATGGCTTCTAGTATGTGGAAAAATTTAAAATGAACAGAGATTACGACACTGGCGAAAAGAACGATGTAACTTTTTTTACAGGTTATGAAGTTGAAAAAACACCTGCTTATGGAATGAAAACACTTTTTGTAGTTGGAATAAAACCTCTAGATACTATTGAAAGACATTACGAAAAAGAACAATGTGAACATATTTTCTTCGGAGCAAATCATTCTTTTAATCCAAAAGATGATCATATGTGGCGTAAGTGGGAAATATACATAATGCACTTTGTAAATCAAGATATACTGTGTAGTATAGATATTCCGTATGATAAAGCTGAAACATTTTTACAAAGTGCAATAGTTGAGCGTAATAATGTTATACCGCAAATACGTATTCCAATGCCGTATGTACAGCAATGGCCCTATAACACTATGTTAAAAATAGATGATGTAGATTTTAAAGCAACAAATCCCGGTGTGTGGTGTCATAGCTTACATGAATTAAAGAACAAAAATAAATTTACAGATTGGTCACAATATAAACTTGACAAAGTTTTAAAATAATTGTATATTAAGTATATTGTTAATAACAAAAAGAGCTTCAACAATGAGCAAAATGCTTGCAAAGCGGCACATTTGGGTTACTTTTCAACGTGAAGGTATCCATAAGTATCCAGCAGCACTAGAAGATCCTAGTCTTGCTACTGGAGACAAATATGACGTTAGTTTTTTAGGTTATCCTCATCGTCATATTTTTCACTTCAAGGTTCAAATTGAAGTGTTTCACAACGATCGTGATATTGAGTTTATTCAATTTCAACGATGGTTGCAAGAGCTGTACGAACAAGGCACTCTTGAACTAGATTACAAGTCGTGTGAAATGATTGCAGACGACTTGTATGATATGATTTCCGAACGGTATACCGGACGGGCTATTACTATTAACGTTAGCGAAGACAACGAAAACGGTTGTCGTATTTACTATCCTGCTAAACTGGAGAAAATTGACTAATGGGCATTCAGAACCCAACTATCCGTAAAGTTTTTGACGATCTTGACAAGTTCCGCGACTACTGTCGCTTTGAAGGCAAGGTTTTTAATGAGAAGGATCTTTACAAACAAGATTCAGAAGTGTGGCAAGCATATCAGCGACATCAAGGCTGGCTGCGTGCAAAAGCTCGTAATGCAAATAGGAATCGAGGATGACCGTATACATTGTTGACATAGAAGCTGTTGATACACGCTATACAAAACAATGGAAGACGCATTTACCCGAGCAACTGAGATTAGCAACTAACGAGGAAGTAGTTGTTATTTCAGGCGGTGAAACGCCTCAGGCTACTACGCCTGGGGCTTTTCTAAATTTTGGCGGTACTAATGTGTACAAGAGTAACCAACTAGCACAGATTGGTGAAATGTTTTGTAACGGTGAAGTTAAAGACGGCGATTACTTTCTTTATACTGATGCGTGGAACCCTACAGTAATTCAATTAAAATATATGGCTAGTTTGCTAGGCGTTGATATTAAAATCGGCGGTATGTGGCATGCTGGCAGCTATGATCCGCAAGACTTTTTAGGGCGTCTTATTGGCGATGCTCCCTGGGTACGTTCAGCAGAGCACAGTATGTTTAGTTGTTATGATCATAACTTTTACGCAACTAATTTTCACATTGACTTGTTTGCTGACGAGTTCTTTGAGTATAATAACGATACACTTTTAACTGAAGTTAACTCATCAGTTATACAAGTTGGTTGGCCAATGGAGTATTTAAAAACTGCTCTTGAGCCATACAGGCATATGCCTAAAAAAGATATTGTTCTTTTCCCGCATCGTATTGCACCTGAAAAACAATTACATATTTTTAAAGATCTTAAAGATCAGCTTCCGCAATATGAGTTTATTGTTGCACAAGAACAAGATCTGTCTAAGCACGATTATCATATGTTGCTAGCAAAGTCTAAAGTGGTGTTTAGCGCTAACCTACAAGAAACACTTGGCATTAGTTGGTACGAAGGTGTACTAGTAGATACTATTCCTATGGTACCCGATCGTCTTAGTTACGCAGAGATGGCCGACGAAAACTTCTTGTATCCAGGTGATTGGACTGAAGATTACGATGCATACGAACATTTTAAAGAAGATGTAGTAGCAACGATTAAAGACTACATGAATAACTACGAGAGTTATTTGCCAACGTTAGAAAAACAAAAAGAAAGACTTCACTCATTCTTTCAAGGAGATAGGTTGTATGACGCAATCAAAAACCGTTAAAGCAGGCTCTATATCATTACCTGATGCAAAAGGCGATGTAACCATAGACATGCACACAATTAAAGAATTTGCCGAATCGTTAACTGCTGCTAGCAGCAGTATTTTTACTGCTAGTAATAGTTTTTCTGCTACAACATACGCAGACGGTACTTGGTGGCACGCAAGCAGTGCAGCAACTACTGGTCATCTGTATGATATTAATTTGTTAAGTGACCAAACGCTTTGGGAAGAACGTTTACCTGGTGTTAACGAAGTAAATGCCCTAGCAGAAGAATACCCAGCTTTTGCAAAAGCATATGAGCAGTTTCGTAATGCTTACAATTTAGTAATAGATGATTGGAAAAGTAAAGATGAATAAAAAGTATTTCAACTGGGATACTATTACCAGTATGACTATGAAAATTGCCAGCCAAATTCGCAAAAGTAATTGGCGTCCTGATTACATTGTTGGATTGACCCGTGGTGGATTAGTACCTGCTGTACTGCTTTCCCATGAACTAAATGTACCATGTGAAACACTAAAAGTATCTCTTAGAGATAGTAAATTGAATGAAAAGTATAACGACACTTATGCAAAAGGAATAGCAGAATTAGAATCAAACTATTGGATGGCTGAAGATGCATACGACGGTAAAAAAATACTCATTGTAGACGACATCAATGACACAGGTGAAACTTTACTTTGGATTCAGGAGGATTGGCAGGATTGTGTAGTTAAAGGTAACGAACGCTGGAAAGATATCTGGGGCGACAACGTGCGTGTTGCAGTACTACACGATAATATGCCTAGTAAATTCCAAAATGTTACTTATGTAGCTTCAGAAATTAATAAGAACAAGGATCCACAGTGGATTGTTTATCCTTGGGAGAAAGATGATAATGTATAATAACACTGATCTAATTGTTGCAACAAAAAAGTATGATGTATACTCTGTAAACAAACCTTTAGTGGACGGACATATTGTGTTTGTACCAAAAAAAGAAACATGGCAAAGTCTATGTCATTGTTTTGAAGCTGCATATAAATGGGGTTACGATTGGGTTGAAAAAGATTACTGTAAATCTTTCCATGTGATACAGAATGTAGGTGAGATTGCTGGTAATTCAAACGGTAATCTAGTATATCTTGTACCTAGACAAGAGTCAGATAAAATTAACTTAACTAAAGTTAAAGATTTTTTTAATTTTGTTTGACAAAAACCTAAATACATTACATAATAAACTTATGACATCCACGTCAATAACTCGGAGAAATAAATGAAAAAATACGAAGAAATTACACAACGAATTAAAGAAGTAGACGGCAAGTATCACGCTAATGATAATATTAATTGGGCCATCTTTGACGGAGAAAAAGAACAATTAATTGACGAACTTACTGAAAAGTTTGAAGGTGTCTTAGACGCACTTATTATCGATCGAGAAAATGACCCTAATTCTCAAGACACAGCACGTCGTCTTGCAAAGATGTATTATAACGAGATTATGAGTGGACGATACGACGATCGTCCTAATGCCACTGCATTTCCTAACGTAACAAATGATCCTTACAAAGGTATGTTAGTAGTACGCAGTGAACTAAAAAGTATGTGTTCGCATCACCACCAGCCAGTAAGTGGGGTTGCTTATATTGGTATTATTGCTGCTGATACACTTATTGGACTTAGCAAGTATACACGTTTAGCACAATGGTGTGCACGTCGTGGCACCTTACAAGAAGAACTAGCAATGGATATTGCTAAAGAAATCATAAATGCTACAGGCTCCGAGCACGTCGGAGTATACATACAAGCAACACACGGCTGCTGCGAGAATCGTGGTATTAGCGCACACAGCTCATTAACACAAACTACTGTTCTTAAGGGTGCGTTCTACGACGACCCTAGTACTAAGAAAGAGTTTATGGATAACATCAAACTACAACAAGGATACTCAAACTAATGGCAGCAGAAAAACCTGTACAACTTGGTCCGTTTCAGTCAGTGCTTGACAGCGATCGAGATGGTGTAATTCGCAAAGAACTTGTAATTTATCGCAAAACTGGCGGACACGTAATTCGTGAATCTGCTGTACGTGAATATCATACCAACGGTGATTATCACGATAGTATTGGCTCTACGCCAATTATCAAAGGAGACTTATAATGTCTAAAAATATAAAAGTTGAAATGTTCACTGATCCTCAGAGCTTTCAACCAATGGTGCGTATTATCACCGAGCTTCCTATGGAAATTACTGCTCCAACCCTAAGTAAAACAGAAGGATACAGAAAGATTAGTGATGAAATCGTGAAGTTACTTGCGGAATACGATGAGAAGAGAGTAATGACTAATGGCTGAACCAGTTGATGTAAGTAAGAAACATTTTTATATCAGCCTCGTAAAGAGTGCTGTGCGCATCGGAGCAGGCGCTGCGTTTGTGAGTATACTGTTTATGCCGATAGGAGTTATGCCTATTATAGTCGGTGGTGCTTTACTTATAGGCGCAGAAGTTCTTGGCATTCTTGAGGAGCTTTAATGAAATTACGTTATTCAGAAGCATTTTATTCAGTACAAGGCGAAGGCAAATATGTAGGAGTACCTAGTGTGTTTCTACGTACCTTCGGTTGTAACTTTAGATGCATGAACTTCGGTTTGCCAAAAGACAAAGACCGCTGGGAACAACATGCCGAAGGCAATCGCTATAATCCCGAAGTAAAAGCATTGCTTGATGCAGGCATTCACGAAACTACAGAAAAGTTTGAAGATTTACCTATTATTCATACAGGGTGCGATACTTATGCAAGTATCTATCCTGAATTTAAGCACTTTAATAAACTTGCAGAAGTCGACGAAGTAGTTGATCATTTAATTAGCCTATTGCCCGAAGGCAAATGGACTATGGATAACGGGCAAGATATCCACTTAATTATGACAGGTGGTGAACCTCTTCTTGCTTGGCAACGACTTTATGTTGAGTTATTCGAACACCCTAAAATGAAGGACTTGAAAAATGTTACCTTTGAAACAAACACTACACAAATGTTACACAAAGATTTACTGGATTATCTCGAGAATAACAGAAGAATTCAAGTCACTTTCAGCTGTTCACCCAAGCTATCCGTTTCAGGCGAGTCTTGGAATGATGCTATTAAGCCTGAGGTTGCTAGTCAGTATGCCTCTGTGGCTAATAGCGATCTTTATTTTAAATTTGTTGTTGCTGATAAAGACGATGTTGACGAAGTTAGCAAGGCCGTGGAAGCGTACAGAGAAGCAGGAGTTGAATGTCCTGTATACCTCATGCCACTCGGCGGCCGATCAGAAGAATATAACATGAATGTAAAAGAAGTAGCAGAAATTTGTATGCAGCGTGGTTGGAGGTTTACGCCTCGGCTTCATATCTCACTATTTGGAAACGCATGGGGAACATAATGAAAAATTTACTTAAACGCTTAATGGGTATAGATAAACTAGAAGAAAAGAAACAAAAACTTTTAGAAGAAACTGATCCAAAAGCTGCGGCGACTGCAAAAGGCGAACCGTATATTGCAGTAATAGATACACAGGTAAATCCAGATAACATTAAAAATGGATTTTTTGAACTAGACTGGAATAATGAATTTATTGAACAATTGTTAGACGCTGGTTACAAAGGTGAGTCACAAGAAGAAATTGTAGATAAATGGTTTAGAACAATAGTTTCACAGATGTTACAAGAAGACGGTCAAAGTTTAGATAGAGAGATGGGTTACATAAATGTAATTCCTATTGATAAAGATAAATCTGAAGTTTCTTAAAAAAAGACTTGACTTACTGATTATAATATACTACTATAATTATATGAGCACTTATATTCTAGTTGACACTATGAACACTTTCTTTCGAGCTCGACATGTAGTTCGCGGAAGTATCGACGACAAAGTTGGTATGGCTTTGCACGTAACCCTTAACAGTATTAAAAAAGCATGGACTGACTTCAATGCCGATCACGTAGTTTTTTGCTTAGAAGGTCGCAGCTGGCGCAAAGATGCTTATGCACCTTACAAGCGCAATCGAAAAGAAACTCGCGATGCTATGACTCCTCAGCAAGCAGAAGAAGATCGAATCTTTTTTGAGGTTTTTGACGACTTTAAAGAATTTGTTCGCAATAAAACAAATTGCACAGTTTTACATCACAAGCAGTTAGAAGCAGACGATCTTATTGCAGGTTGGGTGCAATCTCATACGAACGATAATCATATTATTCTTAGCACAGACGGTGACTTTGCACAACTTATTGCACCTAATGTAAAGCAGTACAACGGTGTTAGTAACACTACAATTACACACGAAGGTTACTTTGACGACAAAGGTAAGCCAGTCATTGATAAAAAGACAGGCGAAGCAAAGCCTGCACCTGATCCTAAATGGCTGCTTTTTGAAAAATGTATGCGTGGAGACACAAGTGATAACATTTTTAGTGCATATCCCGGTGTACGTAAAAAAGGTACTAAAAATAAAGTAGGACTTACCGAAGCTTATGCAGATATGAGTAGTAAAGGCTACAATTGGAATAACCTAATGCTTCAACGATGGTCTGATCATGAAGGTGTTGAGCATAGAGTAATTGACGATTATAATAGAAATGTTCTTCTTTGTGACCTTACTGCGCAACCTAGCGAAGTACGACAAATGATTACTACTACAATTAACGAAAATGCTGTTGACAAAGCACTAGAACAAGTTGGCTCAAGACTTTTAAAATTCTGTTATAAATGGGATATGCAAAGAATTGCAGATAATATCCAGCTTTATGCAGCTCCTTTACAAGCGAGGTATACACAATGAAAGCAAAAGAAGTACTAAAAAATAAATTTTGGATTGTAGAAGATAATGGTAGTAATGTAGGCACTATTTCATACAATAACGATCATTATATTGTTCAAACAAATAAAAAGTCTTCTCCGCAAGTATATGTTTCAAAATCTTCAATAAAAAAGAATTTAGGAAATATTACATGGACATCTTTAAAAGTTGTGGAAAATAATGAATACTTTGTCCATGACTTTCCAACAAACTGTAAGCCGTTTAACGGAATGTTTGACATTAAACGTAAACTACCATTATTTACAAAAAGTGAAAAGTCCAAAAGTGTTTATTGCGCCGGATATTATATTATTCAATTTAATAAAGGATGGGTAAAAAGCTACTGTCCTAAATTAATAACTATTGAACGTTATAATTCTAAAGGTCCATTTAGAACTGATTTAGAAATGCGTCAACAACTGAGTAAAGCAAATGCAAAAAACACCAATTAATACTTCACCTATAACTCAATTTCTTAATGCTGTAAAAGCAGCCGAAGCAAGTAGACAAAAAGAAATAAGATTTGATATTGAAAAAGCAAAAAAACTTCATTACTGTCTTACAGAACTACTAGCACGTCACACTGAAAATTTAGAAACTTTACTAGTAACCAGTAATGACACAACTAATACTGTTATTGATGTCAGAATGGATGGCGGAAATAACTGGTAGAAGATAAATATATACGTATATAATGAGGAACAAAAAATGAGTAGGCCAAAGCCTATTGTGTTAAAGGAATACACAGATAAAAACACGTATCGAACTGAACAAGTGTTAGAAGCAGAAGCAATTTGGGCTGTTTTCTACCAAGGAAAGCCTTTTAATTTAAAAAGTTTTAACAGCCTTACTAATCAACCCGGACCTAAATATAAGAAAACAAGTTTTTCTAATCCAGGGCATGCACACAATCTCGCAGAAAGATTAAATACTGTGTGGAAAACTACCGAGTTTAAAGTAGTTAAGTTTACACACAGTGATAACATAGAGCATGAATAGATTAACTTATACCAAAATCTTTTTAAACTCTGCTAAGATAAGCATCGACGATGCTAATATAAAAAAATATTCTGCAGAATGGTGGTATAATATTAGAGATAAAAAAACTGGCGGTTTAAGATTAACCGAACTAGGCAGAGATTTTTTAAAAAATACACTAGAACTAACTATGTATAAAATAATCTTTCCACCTGATGTTAACATATACAAAACAAATATTTTAATACATTTAGATAACTTTGTTACTTGTCCGTATTTTCTCACTAAAAAATATATAGAAGTAACCGATGATAGAAAAGCTATGGAAATAAGTTTATTCTCAGGTGACATCGAACGATACGGCTTAATAAAAGCAATAGAAAAGCAAAAAAACATTTGACAGCTAACGTGTTTTGTCGTATTATATACATAGTTAATAAACAAATACACAGGTAAACACAATGGACAATATTCGTACTACTTCACCAAACAATGCAAAGAAAGTTATTTCGGCTGCATTCGATCAAAAACGCCCTATCTTTATTTGGGGTCCTCCGGGCATTGGTAAATCTGACATTGTACACCAAATCGGTGCTGGTAAGAATGCTCATGTAATTGACATTCGTCTTAGCCTTTGGGAACCAACTGACATTAAAGGTATTCCTTACTTTGATTCGACACAAAGCAAGATGGTTTGGGCACAACCTAGCGAATTGCCTGACGAAGAACTTGCAAGTCAGTACGAACATGTAATTTTGTTTTTGGACGAAATGAACTCAGCTGCTCCGGCTGTGCAAGCTGCTGCATATCAGCTAATTCTTAACCGGCGTGTAGGGCAATACAAGCTGCCAGACAATGTTCTTATTGTTGCTGCTGGTAACCGTGATAGCGATAAAGGTGTTACTTACCGTATGCCAGCACCTCTTGCTAACCGTTTTGTGCACTTGGAGATGTCAGTATCGTTTGATGACTGGTTTGAATGGGCTGTAAACAACAAAATTCATCCCGATGTAGTTGGTTACTTGCAGTTTAGTAAAGGTGACTTGTATGACTTTGATCCTAAGTCGCCGAGTCGTTCGTTTGCAACACCCCGTTCGTGGTCGTTTGTAAGCGACTTCCTTACTGATAACTACGATTCAGAGACACTTATGGATCTTGTGTCAGGCTCGATCGGTGAAGGCCTTGCTGTAAAGTTTGTTGCACATCGTAAAGTTGCTGCTGACATGCCTAATCCAAGCGATATCTTAGCTGGTAAGGTAACAGATCTCGATACTAACGAAATTAGTGCAATGTACAGTTTGATTGTTGCAATGTGTTACGAACTTAGTCAGTCAGTAAACGACGATAACAGTAACTTTTACGGACAAGTTGAAAACTTCTTGAAGTTCTCAATGAAGAACTTTGACACTGAACTGGTTGTAATGGGTATGAAACTTGCTCTTACTCAATACCGTTTACCGATTGATCCTGATAAAGTTCCTAGCTTTGATGAATTTCATGAAAAATATGGAAAATACATCAAAGCTGCTCAACAATAAATTATACAAAGCGCTTGACAAGTCAGGCGCTTTGTTGTATTATATACATAGTTAATAAATAGAGGTGACATTATGTCTGTCGAAGGTACAAAACATTGGCAACCAGATCCTGATATTACTCCGGAAGAGCTTGATCGTATGACTACAGATGTTATGGATCGTATTACTGTTGCACGAGTAGGCTTGCTGTTGAAACATCCGTTCTTTGGCAACATGGCTACTCGTCTTAGAGTAAAACCTGCTAACGATTGGCT